TGTGTCATATGAAACTATGCCACCTTCTAAAATCATACCTGCATAGAGAATGGGTCCTATTTGTTTTGAGTCTTTAGCCTCTTCTCTAGCTGATCTAATCAACTGTCTTTCTTTTAATAAATTATCAAGACCAACTCGTTCAACTATTCTAAACCATTTACCATCACCAGCATCTTCTAATGATTTAATTAACATAGTTTCTCCACCTTGAGTAACTGCTGTAGAGAATTTAGCTATTGTATTACTATCTTTTCTTTGACCAGTTTTATCCCCAAAATTATAAACTGCAACAACAACTTTACCGTTTTTTGGTTCCGGTAAAGGTGATCTTGCATAATGTGTAGGTATAATCTCAGGTTCTTTTTTAACAACATTCATAGGTCCACCACAGGCAGACAAAAGAACACACATTAATAATATGAATATGTTCTTCATTAGAATTTTAATGTTCCAATTGGTATTTCAACTTGAGTGATTGTACCATCAGCAGCTGTAACTGTTAATGATATTGAATCAGCTGTTTTAGTATATTGAATAGTATTGCCTTCAATAGTAACAGTTCCACTATTTTGTGGATTCTCACCAAACAAGTTGTTGATTAATTGTGTAGATAGTTGAGCATAGACTCTGCTCTCAAAGTTGTTTAAGAACTTTTGTAAGTTCGTATTTTTCGCAGCTGCGGCTGCATCTTTTGCTGCTTGAAGCTTAGCATCTTCAATAGCTTTCTTACGTGTAGATTCTGTATTCTCTATCGTTTGAACGTGAGAACTGTATCCTATACCAGAAAAGGCAGGAGATTTGAATTGAAATACTTGCTCAGCATAAGCGTTACTTGACAGTATCGTCAGTATTAGAATTCTTATTATTTTTATCATCTTTGATTTCTCGCATCATTAATACAACGTTTAGTTTTTGATTTAATCTAATCAAATCATTATCTAACATTCTGACACGGTCTATCAATGCAATTAATACTGTATTCGCTTCATTTAAAACTGGTTTAACTTCTTTTGTAGCCCACACCCAAACATAATATACAAAATAACCACCACCGATGGCAGCTACAATTGGAAATCCATATTTGTTTATTAGAGTTACTAAATCCATTTAAATATTATTTTCGTTTTTATTGTTTAAAAAATAATTAGCGGGAAATATACTATGATCACCTTTTTCCCATTGGATATAAATTGAATCTCCTTCACCATTGAAGCAAGCTTCCATTATTTCACCATCTTTACGAACAGCTTTAGCTGACCATGGGAACTTGTCTTTATATTTTTTTAATTCACATGGTTGATTTGAAATCCAAATTGTAACATTATCGTTGAAATTAAAATGTAACATCTTTACTGGTTCTTCAGCATAAGATATTAATGTTATGAATATTAAAAATAAACTAATCTTTGCGAGCATCATTTTTCCCATCTGCACGAGCAATACGGTCAATGTCTGGTTTAACACCTAATGCGCTACTCATAAGTGTATCGATACGAATAATATCATGATTCATGGTCTTGACACGATTATCTAAAGCTGATATAATTGCACTTAATGATTTAATTGAGCTCATAACACCAGCTAAAATAAATTTAAGAGTAAGAAAGACAAAATAACCACCAGCACAGGCGGATGCAATGGGAAAACCCACTTCAGCAATTAGTTTGAAGATGTCCATATTGGTGTCCATAGCTTAATGAATTACTAAAGTATTTATGCTTGACATGCATCAAAGGATGATATATAATAGTCAATTAGTGAGAAATCAATCTAAATTCGTTATAAGGACAAAAAAATGAATATTATCGCATTAAAATTAATCACCGGTGAAGATGTTCTTGGTGAACTCGAAACAGAATCCGAAACACAAATTGTCATTGAAACTCCAGTTGGTATTACAGTTGTTCGTGGCAAAGATGGCAACCCTAGTATTGGTTTTTCACCATTCCCACTCCATGCTGAACCAAAGACTGGCAATAAATTCACATTCAGCAAAAAACATGTAGTTTACAGTTATACTCCAGCTGAAGACTTTATAACCAACTATAAACAAATCTTTGGCGCTGGTATTATCACTTCTACTAAACAATTAATTACAGGGTAATTTTGAAGACTTTCTATACTAATGTTCAATCGATGGGTAATTATATACTCTATCGAGGCGTCAAAGATGGTAAAAGATTCAAAACAAGAATCGAATATCAACCAACAATGTATGTTCCATCACGTAAGATTGCCAATTTCACATCTTTAAATGGTGATTATCTTGAACCATTCAAAGCTGGTGGTATTCGTGAGACAAGAGACTTCATTAAAAAATATGAAGACGTTGATGGTTTCAAAATCTACGGTCAAAATAGATTTGAATATGCGTTTATTGCTGAACAACATCCAGATATGGTTGAATGGGATCAAGATAAAGTATCTATAGCAATTATCGATATTGAGGTTGGTTCTGAGAATGGTTTTCCTGATCCTTATAAAGCCGATGAGCCTATTACAGCAATTGCGATTAAATATATTAATGGTGATATGATTGTCTTTGGCTGTGGTGATTATGAAGTTAAAGGCACAGAGAAATATATCAAATGCCAAAACGAACATTCATTGTGTCACAAGTTTATGGAATTATGGACTAAAAGATGTCCAGATATTATCACAGGATGGAATACTAAATTCTTTGATATTCCATATATCATTAATCGCTTTCGTAAAATACTCGGTGAAGATGAAACTAAAAAGTTATCTCCATGGACTTATATTGGTGAGCGTAAAACTGTCATCAATGGTCGAGAGTTTATTGCCTATGATATGTCTGGTGTTTGTTCTTTAGATTACATCGAATTATACAAATGGTACGCACCTGGCGGTAAATCACAAGAGTCCTATCGATTAGACTATATTGCTGAAGTTGAATTAGGTAAAAATAAATTATCGTATGATGAGTATGATAGTTTACATGAACTATTCAAATTAAACTTTCAAAAGTTTATTGAGTATAATATCGTTGACGTTGAACTCATTCAAGAACTTGAAGATAAGTTAAAGTTAATTGAATTGGCTATGACTTTGGCTTATGATACGAAATCAAATTATGATGATGTATTTGCTCAAACTCGTATGTGGGATTCTTTAACATATAGTTATCTACTCAAACAAAATATTATTGTTCCACCAAGAGAAGTGAAATCTAAAGATTCAGCTTTTGAAGGTGCTTATGTTAAAGATCCACAAGTTGGCAAACATGATTGGGTGGCATCATTTGACTTGAATTCATTGTATCCACATCTTATCATGCAATATAATATTTCACCAGAAACATTGATTGAACCAAAAGATTATACAGATGTTATGAAAGATATTATTTCAAAAGGTGTCAATGTTGATAAGTTATTGAATAAAGAAATTGATACATCAAAATTAGAAGGTGCAACTATTACACCTAATGGACAATTCTTTAGAACTGATATGCATGGTTTCTTACCAAAGATGATGCTTGAGATGTATGAAGATCGTAAGAAGTTTAAAAAATTAATGTTAAAGGCAAAACAAGACTATGAAAACGAACAAGACGAAAGTAAGAAATACGAAATCTCAAAGAGAATCGCAAGATACGATAATCTACAACTCGCTAAAAAGGTCTCTCTTAATTCTGCTTATGGTGCTCTTGGCTCTCAATATTTTAGGTTCTACGACTTACGGCAGGCACTTGCCGTTACGCTGGCTGGTCAATTAAGTATTCGTTGGATTGAAGGCAAACTTAATGGATACATGAATAAATTATTAAAAACAGATGATGATTATGTTATTGCGTCTGACACTGATTCTATCTATCTCAAACTTGCACCGTTGGTAGATGCAATCTATAAAGAAGAGAAGTCAACTACTAAAGTTATCTCTTTCATGGACAAAGTTTGTGAAACTAAAATTCAACCGTTTATCGATGATAGTTACAAAGAACTTGCGGATTATGTCCATGCTTTTGAACAAAAGATGGAAATGAAACGAGAAGGTTTATCTGACAAAGGTATTTGGACTGCCAAGAAACGATATATTCTAAATGTTCATAATAATGAAGGTATTCAATATAAAGAACCTAAACTAAAGATCATGGGTCTTGAGATGATTAAATCATCAACACCATCTGCTGTTCGTGTTAAGATGAAAGAATCCATTAAAGTGATGTTAAATGGAACTGAAACAGATGTTCAAAAGTTTATTGCTGACTTTAAAGAAGAATTTCAACATCTTCCAGTAGAAGACATATCTTTTCCAAGAGGAGTCAATGGAATTAAAGAATATGCGGATTCAGCAAGTATATATAAGAAGAGCACACCAATACATGCAAAAGGTGCATTGATATATAATCACTTCTTAAAAAGCTTTAAATTAGATAAGAAGTATCCATTGATTCAAGACGGTGAAAAGATTAAATTTGTTTATCTTAAAACACCTAATACGTTTAATCAATCTGTAATTTCATTTCCCAATAGAATTCCTAAAGAATTTGATATTGAGAAGTTTGTAGATTACGATTTACAGTTTGAGAAAACATTCTTGGATCCTATTAAAATTATTCTTGATTGTTTAAATTGGAGTACCGAAAAACAAAGTTCATTGGAGGATTTCTGGTCATGATTTACTTAACATTTCTAGCAGCTATTCTATTATCAGGTATAGCTGCTTATTATTCAGTTATTGGTCTTGCGTCTATTTTCATGGGAGCATTTTGGCCTATCGTTTTTATGGGTTCTTGTTTAGAGTTTGCTAAACTTGTAACCGCATCTTGGTTATATCGTAATTGGAAGACTGCACCTGTTCTATTAAAATCATATTTGACAGTTGCCGTTTTACTTCTTATGTTAATCACATCCATGGGTATTTTTGGTTTCTTGGCCAAATCACATATCGATTCTACACTGGATGCTGGATCAAATTCTGTTGAATTAAAAACACTTAATCAACAAGAGAAAATTGCTAAAGACAGACTTGATTATCTATTAGCAAGAGCTAAAGATCCATCAACAGCAAGTAATAAACTCGATAGACAAATTCAAACAACACAAAAAGAATTAACTGAAGTCAATAAGAAAAGATTACCACTACTCAAAGAAAATAATAAACTTGTTGCTGATATCGGTCCAATTAAGTATGTTGGTGATATGTTCTTTGAAGGTGATGATGCCGTTGATAAAGCCGTCAGACTGGTAATAATCATAATTATGGTTGTCTTTGACCCGCTAGCTGTGTTATTATTAATAGCTGGAAATATATCTTTACTTCAAAGAAAAGAAGAAACTAAACCAAAAGATTGGGAACAAGTATGGCAACCAAAATCTGAGGCATGGCCAGAAGATGATAAACGCACCGAGATTGTAGGCCAGAATGGTAATGATGTCGAACATTATGGTGAAGTTGAAGAAACAATAGTTAAAGTTGAAAAAGAAAACATAACTAATGTAGAAGACATTAATGAGTATGAAAGTCCGGCTAGAAAGAAAGTAGAAACACACCACGAAGATGGAATATATTCAGAGGAACACGTACCTTTTGACCATGTTAAGTATGATGAATAATTTATGAAAAGGAAATAATATGAGCATTTTAGATAAGATTAAAAAGAACACCAGTATTAAAGACGCAGCTATTCTATCACATTCTAAATTCTTTACCGAAAAAGATATGATACAAACACAGATACCAATTATCAATGTTGCGTTATCTGGCAAACTAGATGGTGGTTTAACACCAGGTTTAACAATGTGGGCTGGCCCATCTAAACACTTTAAGACTGCCTTTTCATTATTGATGGCTAAATCTTATCTTGACAAATATCCTGATTCTGCTTTATTATTCTATGACAGTGAGTTCGGCACTCCACAATCATACTTTGATTCTTTTGGTATTGATACTAAACGTGTATTACATACTCCAATTACTGACATCGAACAATTAAAGTTTGACATCATGCAACAACTTCAAGGACTTGAACGTGATGATAGAGTTATTATTGTTGTAGATTCTATTGGTAATTTGGCATCAAAGAAAGAAGTTGAAGATGCTCTTGATCAGAAATCAGTTGCTGATATGTCAAGAGCTAAACAAGTTAAATCATTATTCAGAATGGTAACACCACATCTTAATCTTAAAAACATTCCAATGATTGTAGTTAATCACACTTACATGGAAATTGGTATGTTCCCTAAAGCAATCGTAGGTGGTGGCACAGGTTCATATTACTCTGCTGATAACATCTTTATTATTGGTCGTCAACAAGAAAAAGAAGGCCAAGATATCATTGGTTATAACTTTATTATTAATGTGGAGAAATCAAGATATGTTAAAGAGAAAGCTAAAATCCCTGTTACTGTTTCCTTTGAAGGCGGTATTTCTCGTTTTTCAGGTTTACTTGATGTTGCTATTGAAGGCAACTTCGTTGTTAAACCATCTAATGGCTGGTATTCAAAAGTTGATACTGAAACAGGTGAAGTTCAAGAGAAGAAATATCGTATCAAAGAAACTGACACCGAAGATTTCTGGAAAGATATCTTAGCAAGTAAGAAGTTCCAAGAATATATTAAAAACAAATATACAGTAGCATCTGCTGACATCATGAATTATTCACAACCTGAAATTGAGGTTGAGGAGGAAGAAGATGCGTGAAGCAGTTGATTATGAATATGTAATAGATGAAAAAGATAAATCTTCTGTTCATATTAAACTACTTACCGGTGAATATAAAGATACTATATTCAAATACGGTAAAGTTGGCGTCAAAGAAGAAGATGATAAAGCCTATTTACAATTTAACTTTGATGTGATACAATCACCGATTAAGAATTTAGAAAAGAAATTAGAATTTAGAAATTATATTGGTGATCTATTATCGATTATTATTACAAAACAAGTAGACGTGGAAGAAACATATTATGATGAGAACCGAACTGACGATATTAAAGAATCTGGTATTCAATGATGAATATTCAAAGAAAGTCTTACCTTTCATAAAAAGTGAATATTTTACAGACAGAACAGACAAACTAATTCATGAACAAATTAATGATTATATACTAAAGTATAATTCATTACCATCTTATGAAGCTTTAGTATTATCCCTTAAAGAGAAAAATGGACTTACTGCCGAAGAGGTAAATAAGTCCACTGAACTTTTACAAGAAATAAATCAAACAAAAAATGAAGAATCCAAACTAGATTGGCTTCTTGACGTTACCGAAAAGTTCTGTCAAGAGAAGGCTATCTATAATGCGGTATTGGATTCTATTCATATTCTCGATAACAAGTCTAAGAACGATAAAGGGGCCATTCCTGGCATACTTTCCGATGCTCTGGCAGTGTCTTTTGATAGCCATATAGGTCATGATTACTTGGGTAACTCGGATGAACGATATGACTTCTACCATAGAAAAGAAGAAAGAATACCATTTGATCTAGAGTATTTCAATAAGATCACCAAAGGTGGTTTACCACAAAAGACTTTGAATATTGCTTTGGCTGGTACCGGTGTCGGTAAGTCATTGTTTATGTGTCATGTGGCCGCAGGTGCAATGGTTCAAGGACGCAATGTTCTTTATATTACGATGGAAATGGCAGAAGAAAGAATTGCCGAACGTATTGATGCAAACCTACTGAATGTTAGACTGGACGACCTTACAGACTTACCAAAAGACGTTTATGACAAGAAAATTGGTAAAGTTCGTGAAATGACTACAGGAAAGCTAATTATTAAAGAGTATCCGACTGCGGCGGCCAGTGCTGTCCATTTTCGAACACTTCTTAACGAATTGAATTTAAAGAAGAATTTCGTACCTGATATTATATTCATAGATTACCTAAATATTTGTTGTTCCTCTAGAGTTAAACCAGGGGCTTCGGTCAATTCTTATACTTACATTAAAGCGATTGCCGAAGAGTTGAGAGGTTTGGCTGTAGAGTTTTCAGTACCAATCGTGAGTGCCACACAGACTACAAGAAGTGGTTTCACCAATTCTGACCCAGGTCTTGAAGACACATCAGAATCTTTTGGTCTACCAGCAACAGCTGACTTCATGTTTGCCTTAATTTCATCAGAAGAGATGGAAGAATTAGGTCAAATCATGGTGAAACAGTTAAAGAACAGATATAATGATCCTACACATTATAAGAGATTTGTATTGGGTGTAGATCGAGCTAAGATGAAGTTGTATGATGTAGAACAAGCTGCACAGGTTGACTTGGTAGATTCAGGTCAAAATCAAAAAACTTTTAAAAAGAATTTCGACGGATTTAAGATATGAATATAGTCAGAAAACTTAACAGGACAGTAGATACATTAAAACTACAAGGCCTGAAAGTTTCTGATATAGTTCAAAAGTTACAAAACAAATTCAGACAATACTTTATTACTGTTGAACATCATAAAACAAAAACAACAGGGTTTTCAATCACAGCATATCACCATTGTGAAAAACAAAAAAGTAGTTTGTTTATTTGTTGTAAGTCAGATTGGCGATTAAAGAAAAAAGAATACGAAGAATTCAAATTTGAAATTATATCAACCATATTACATGAACAGGTACACAATAGACAATTTGAAAAAAGATTAGCAATACTTCATGAATATGAATGTGGTTTTCATAGAAATGATGTGAACAAAACGGAAGACCAAAATTATTATGGCAATCCAGACGAGATAGAAGCATATGCAAATGATATAATTCTAGAATTGTCAAAAGCTGGAAAAGTTGAAGAAGGATTGAGAAAGCCAAAGAAAGTTGGAATAAATCATTCTAATTATCTTTATACATATTATAGAGCATTTAAATCATTTCGTCATCCTGATATGAAGCGTTTACTTAAAGAATGTTATAAAATTAAAGACAAGGTGAAATGGGAAACTTAAATACAGAACAAGCATTATACATCTCGAAGACATTTAAAGATTACTTTGATCAATATAGTAATATAGAATCATATATGAGGGAAGAAAAACTCAAGTCGCTTGAGTATCTTTCTAATCCTTTATTCCCTATTGAAGATGATTTATTCTCAGACTTTACTATGCATCCAAAAGATATGGATATAGAATTGTGTGAGATCAATCGAACTCAATGGGAAGATTTAATGAATATTACTTCATCTCATATCAATAAAGCTCCAGTTGGTCGTAATATTGAACTGGCCGCCAGAGAAAAGAATACAGGCAAAATTCTAGGATTCATTCGTCTTGGTTCACCAATGATCTATATGAAACCACGTAATGTCTTATTAGGTCAAGTCTTCTCACAACAACCAGAATGGTCTAAACGTTTCAATAAAGCAACCATTATGGGTTTTGTGATTGTGCCATCACAACCTTTCGGTTTTAATTATCTTGGTGGTAAACTATTGGCTTTAATGTGTGCTTCACATGAAGTTAGAGAAATATGCAATAAGAAATATGGTATGGACTTATGTTTTTTTGAGACCACTAGTTTATATGGTTCGACTAAAGGTATGTCACAATATGATGGTTTAAGTCCATATATAAAATATCGTGGTACAACTGATTCTGATATGATTCCTATGTTACATGGTAAAGATTGGGAAAACATGAGAGATTATGTTGAAAATATTGTAGGTGATATACTAGAAGGTGATGTATCAACAACTTCACGTAAACTAAGATCATTTATTAAAATTATTGCGATGGCTAAAGCTGCATTGAAAAACACATCTGAAGGTGAGAAGT